GGTGTTCTGTATAACTGCATATTTGGTGAATACATACCATCATATATAATAGCATTTGGATTTGTTCTGTCTGTTAAGCTAAACGCTGGTACTGCTTGAGGTTTATGTTTTCTTGGTTGTGTCCAATCCGCACTTACAAAATACTCTGTAATACGTCCTGTTACATCTGGTTTTCCAATTCTTATACGTTCTACTGGTATGTGATATATTTCGCTAATAGACTGTCTGTCCTTTGACCATACAACGTTAATCGCATACGCTCCTTGTAACTTGAAATCAAAAGCTAGTTTTTTAACTATTGCATGTAAACTTTCACCTTTGCTATTTGCATTCGCTAGAAATCTTTTGAGCTTAACAAACGCATTTAGGTTTTCATTCTCTTCAACAGTTAGATCCTCACCTGCGATCATGTCTGAAGTGGTATTTATAATAGCGGCATGAGTACTCGAATTGTAGTAAAGATCTATCAAAAACTGAGGATACAAATTTCGATAGTTTTCTGTTCCATATTCTACATAGTCACGACCCATCACTTCTTGTATAATAGGTGCGGTTTGTGTTTCAAGATCAATATTTAATAATCTTTGTTTTGTATCGTTAATACTGTCTTGTACTTTTAACTTCTTTTTTTTCATAATTATAATTTATCTAAATATGTATCAAGCTTTGTACGCTCGTCTGCAGTTAGTACACGATCAACCCATACCACTTCTTTAATAATACCATCAAAAAGTCCACCGATTGCGTCTAGTACAAAATCACCTGATACAGCTCCTGTTTCATATCCTCCACTAGTTATCTTAGTTAAAGATGAACCATCTCGATATGCAGTGACTACATTACTGCCGTCACGTTCAAAACCAAAATTATAAAAAGTATCTAGTGATTGTGTTCCTTGTGTAAATCCTATTTTTGTACTGTTATTTATTTTTGCACGTATTTCTGTAGTAGATTGAGCTCTGAAAAAGTCTTCACCTGTAGCGTCACTATCATATACAAATAGATCATTACCACCTGTAGAAATTGTAGAAAGTGAACATCTCATATATAATGCAAATTGACCTGAAAAGGTTAAATTTTTAGAACCATCTGTAGCTAAATACATACGACTATTTGTACTGTCTAAACTTTCTACACCACCTGTAGCACTATCATAATCAAAATAATTGCTACTAGCTAGCATGTGGTTACCGTTACCTGACTGATCACCCCATTTAGTAATATTGTCTGTATCTTCAGCGAGGTCGTCATCTGCTTCAAATATTTCTGTATCTTTACGTAGCCACATTTTAAGGTTTGTGCCTAGCTTAGCTGGTGTCCAGGCTGCGTCTATTCTATTATTGATACTGAGTCCGAGTCCTAATTTCATTATCCTGCCTTTTCGTCTGACTCTTTGTAACCAATAGCTACACCCTGTGTCATAGTTATTGCCGTTATATGACCAAATATAACAGTTCCTGCTGGAATAGTAGTGTATAAAAGATTTTCTCCAGTATGGTATGTCATTACTAAATTACTAATTACACTTTCTGTAACGAAGTGTACACAGTACCAGTCTTTACCTGTTTGTGCTCCTGTTGTAAATACCACACCAGAACCTTTACCTAATTGTTCTCTGAGTAGCAAGTTGTTGTTGTCTATTAAACTCATAATTTTGTTTTTTTAATAATCTGTATATAAATAATTTGTCGTTGTTTCTGAATGTTGTGTATATTTTACTTGTTCACTGCCTGATGTTTCCTGTATTAACACCTTTCCCTCTTCAACCTTTCCTTTTACTACACCATTAGTATCTGTTACAGATAGTGTTTCTGTTTCGCTATCTGGCGCTGTATCTGTGTTAATAGCTACGTCACCGATCCATGTAACTTCGTAAACTTCATATTTCCAAAATCCATAAGGTTTGAAATTTATTTTAAATGTAAAAGGATCTTCACTTGTATTATGTATGAACTCACATTTAACATATCTGTCATTATGTGTTGTTTTTCTTGCATAACAATATTTGACTGTTTTAGTCATATCGTTAGTAAACTTAAAAAGATATTGAACTTTTGATATTGCCTTAGCTGTATCAATTCTTTTTTCTTCCAAAGTTAAATATGCCGTTATTGTACTACCGTAAACACCTGTGATCATATTATATAATATAAAAAAGTCGTTTTTATTTTGTATTTTTATAACTGACTTGGTGGTGGTGTTTGTTTTTTCTTAGTTTTTACCTTAGTAAAGAAGTGTTCAACACCTAATAATTCTACTTCATTAGACTTTACGTTGTCTAATATTATCATACGACCAGTTTTATTAACTGTAACACCCTTATATTCGTCTTTTAATTTATACATAATTGATTTTTTTTATAAAGTTAAAAAAAAGGAGGCTAAAAAGCCCCCTTTTAATATATAAAACATTTACATTCTAGTTCTGTACTACCTCATTAAATGTAAACGCGCCGTTGTCAAACGGTGTTGTAGTGTAGTCCGCTACTAATTGCATCGGATTTGGTTCTTGAGCCTCAAAAGTGAAGTCATAACCTATCATATCACCTAAAGCAACACCTGAAACTGATGTACCTGCGGAAAGCTCAGCACCATTATCTAGACCACAAGCCACTATTGTGTTTTTACCTGTGCTATTTAATTGGTTAAGCTCTGCAAATACAACCATTCTTTGCTGTGCTAGTAATTTGATTTCATTTTGATCTTCTTTTGTTAAATTATGAAGCTTGATATTTACAGAATGAGTGTAAAATACAGTACCATTCTCGCTTGAAGCGTTGATAGTTTCTGTAACACTCCCTGTTCCACGTTTTAAAATGTACTTATAAATATCATCACCAGAACCTAGATCCAAATCTGTAACTTCACCACTTGCTGCTGTGTAAGACGTAAGCTCATCATGCTGTACAAGGTATATAGCTTTGACACCACCAATACCATCTCTACATGTTATGTTACGCCCTTTTGTTAAATTACAAGCCATTGTTTTTAGGTTTTTAAGTTAATATTTATAATTACGATTGTTTTGTAAAGTCTGCTGGTACACCTACCTGAACACCTGCTGTCCATCTCGCAACCATTCTGATATTATTTGACCCGTCAAGATCCGCCATATCAAGAACTTTAACCTCAGTTAAATCACTTGAAAGTGAAGTTCCAAAGAATGCGTTTGACTTAGTACCTGCCCACATTGTATTTGTAGCTACACCAGGACAAACTGCGATCTTAATACCTTCGAACTCTGGAGTGTACTGACCCATGTGGTTAAATGGGAATGCAGACAATGCAGAAATTGCAGAAATGTAGTATCTGTAAGTTGCTTTGTTCATGTAGATATACAAGTCATCCTTTCCATATACTGCTGCTGGAATGTCACCTGCTAATGTTTGTAAGTTTGCTACAATATTAGCTGCTGTATAAGCTGCAGACGCTGAAGATGTAGCCATACCTGAAGCTGATAAACCATCAAACTGTCCTGAAGTTCCTGTAGTACCTGTCCAAATTGAAGATTCTACAGAGTCTGCAATTGAGTCTGATAAGTAAGTCATCGCATAAGCTACAAAATCATCTTGTTGCTCATAAGCCCAGTCTGAAATCATTGTAGATTTACATACGTCAATGTTAATTTGAAAAGGCTCTACGAATAAAACCTGCTCGTTTGTTGTTAATGTTGCTGAATTTTCTGTAAAGTCACATGAAGCGTCTTTTACTAAATTTGCACCACTAACTCTGTTGATTACTTCTTTGTAATTGACGTTTTCTCTCACCGTCATATACTCCAAAGATTTTGCCATGTTCAAAGCTGCGTTTACATACAATCCTGCGTGTTTACCAGCATACGAACTTGATGTGATTGTTAATGCCATCGTTTTTAATTTTTAAAGTTATTAATTAATTATTTATTTTTATTTATGTTGTACCAGTATTTCTCTTGTCTTGTCATGTTGCTAAAGTCTACTGGTTTTACTTCTTTTGTTTCTGAAAACTTATTAAGTGTAACAGGCTCTGAAGCTGGCTCTTTTGATAACTCTTCTAATTGAGCTGATAATGTCTCTTTTTCAACTTCAAGCTCTTCATTTACACCTTTTATATCTTTAAGCTCTGCGTCTAATCTTTCCAAGTCCGATTTAACTTCAGATAATAGCTCTTTGATAACCATTCCGATCTCATTAATTAGATCCTCTTTATTGAACTCAACCTCTTCAGTAGTTTTAATCTTTTTTGGATGTCTTTCTTCTTCAATAATTTCAGTAGGCTCTTCAACTTCTTCTAATACTTCTTCAGATGCCTCAACTTCTTCTGAATACTCTTCATCCTCTTTTTTCAAGTCATCATCTTCTTCTGTTTCTTCTTCACCTATTGATGCGATTACACCCTCATCTTCAACAGTGAAAGTGATACCGTCTTCAGTTTCATAATCACCAGCTGGCAAAGGCATTGTTGTACCATCTTCAGCTAGTATTGATACGTCGCTACCCTCAGCAAGACTTTCAGCAGATGATACTATGATTGTTCCATCTACAAGTTTTGCTTGGTAGTCTAAATTCACTTCAGTTTCTTTCGAAAGTCCTAAAGCGTTCAAGATTTGTTCTTTTAGTTCCATTTTTTTGTAGTTTTTATAATATATATTATTTATTTGTGTTTGATTTAATTTCTAAGATGTCTGCCATCGCTTTTAAGAGGTTTTCGTCGCTATATATAGGTGTAGACATCTTTTGTAGTTTATCAACGAAATAACCCTCAATAGAAAGTCCTTTTAATTCACCTGATTTAATACGTTCCCATAAATCATCATTTTCAATCTTCATTTTTACAAACCAAGTTCCGTCATTTAAGTCATAACCATATAACTTAGACTTGTCTTGATCACCCTCCTTGATCCAACTCTCAACTGTTAATACTCCAGCTACTCTTTGTTCGTGTTCGTATGTAGCTTTGTGATGGTTATTATGTTTTAAGTATGAGTACGCTGCCTTTTTTACAGTATCTTTACTAAAATAAACATAGTATTCTTGGTCTGTATTTGGATCGTATCTGAATATCTGTTTATTTGGTATTAATGCTGGTGATATTAGTTCTCGTTTCTCTTCATCAACTTTAGAAAATGTCAAATTGTTTTTCTCCTTACCAAAAAATATGAAATCAACCTCAATAGCTGGTGAATTTACTAATGATATTGCGTCTATTGCTAACGCCTCATTCTCTTCCGATATTACCAACTCCGTTATTTTAGTTTTCTTTTTTCTCATATGATATAATATAAAAAGTTAATATTCGTTTCATTTTTAGATTGTAGCTCTACGTCTTATATTAGCTAGCATATCTTGACTGTCTGACATTTCATCTGTAACTACAAAGGCTTTTATTGGTTGTTGCTCTGTTATACCTCCACCTAATGTAAAAGCTCCTGAGGCTGGTTGCATTGAATCTGGTACAGATATATCACCCCCAATATCACTTGGTCCTGACGTACCACCACCTGCACCAAGTATTGATTTTGCCTGATTTGCTGCTCCAAGTACTGCCGCTATTTGTGATGCGTAGAATATAGGAAACGCAAAAGGTGTACTCTGTAACGCCCCCTCTTGTGCTACTCGTAAAGCTTGTATAAATCCTACACCCGTATTTGCTGCTATCTCTGCAAGCGCTGCCGCTTTACCTGCAACAGAATTTTGATCAAATAATTTTGCTATTTGTCCTAACGCTGCTAATTGATGACCAGTTAATGTGTCTCTTGCGGCTTTTCGTTCTTCTATTGCGTCAAGTTCTTTTTGTTTTGTTTCTTCAATGAGTTCTTGTTCTTCTAATTGTGCCTCATTCCATGCATCATTTTGTGCTATAAAGTTTTCCCACCATGCGTCATTAATATCGTTTTCAAGTTCTTGATTTAAAAGCTTGTATTTTTCTTCAATTAGTTTCTTTTGTTCGTTAAAATTCAAAGCCCCCTCTAATTTAGCTATGTCGTTTTGTTCTTGTATTTCAAGTTCCTTACGTGCTCTGTCATTTTCATCTTCTATTCTTAATAAAATTAACTCTTGTTCTAATGCTAACGTATCTTCTTTGTCTTGTTTTCTTTGTTCTTTTCTTTTTTCTCGTCTTTTTTCTTCTTCTTTTTCTGCATCATTAATAGCGTCTTGTATTTCTTTAAATGTGTTCTTTATAAATTCTTGTGCTCTGCCTAATACTATAGTATCTTTCTCTAAATCTATTGTACTTTTGCCTAGTTCTATTATTTCGTCATTTACCTTTTCGATTGCACTTGCATAACTATCTGCGGCATCAATACTAACATTACCTAGTCTTTGTTGTTCCTCCCAATATTTTTTAGCCTCTTCAAAACCCATGTGACGTTGTAGAAAATTAAACGCCTTTTGCTGGTTTGACGTAGCCTCCTCTTCTGCTTTTAGTGTTTCAATTAATGCTTTTTTATCATCAATCAATTCTTTTGTTTCTCTAAGCCTTTTTTGTGCAAAATTCTCTTCAACCTCACCTATATCACGTAACATCTTTTCACGATCACGACCTAGTAATCTGTTAGCCTCTTCAAGTTCACGACTAACAGCATTCATTCTCTTTTCAAACTCACTTAATCCTTTATTTGCTCCTTTACTCCCTGTTAATTTTGATACTAAAGTACCAATACCTGCTACTAAACCTAATATACCTGTAGCCATTGCGGCTGCTTTTAAACCCTTTAGACCTTTTATTGTTATGCCTAGACCTTTAGATAAAAACTTTTGTGCTGCGACTGCTGCATAGGTTGCTACTGTATTAGCTTTTGTCGCTACTGTACTTGCTTTTTCTACTATTACCCTTTTTGCTGTATTAGCCATTAAAGCTGCCTCAGACATCATACGAATACCCATCGCAATAGCAATAGCTGATTGTACCTTGACTTGTATTCTTTCTAAATCTTCAGACTCAGCACCTAATAAACCCATAGCACCTTGAGCCGCCATAAATCCACCTGCAATACCCTCACCCATTTTCAAGAATGCCTCAGCTTTTTGTTGAGGTTCAAGACCCTCCATATTCTTTTCAAGTATCTTAATCTGTGAGGCTGTGTCCTGTATTTCTTTTTGTAACTTTTCAAAACCCTCCGTTCCTATTACTTCGTTTTTCTCTAACTGATCTTGTAATTGTTTAAGCTTGTCTCGTAACTCACCTAATGAGCCTGCTACATTACCTGTTTTTAAGTTTAAATTTATGTCTATATTTTCTGTTGCCATATTATGTAATTTCTACGTTTGTTAATGTTTCATGTAAATATACAACTGCTGACCAACTGTTATTTACGTTATTTCTATCTGATACTTGTAATCCCAAGTTACCTGTTGACACTTCTGCTACCGCTGCTGTTCCATTTACTCCATCTTTGCCTAATATTCTACTATTATAATTTTCTATTGTTAGTGAATAGTTGTTTTTAACTCTTACAACTCCTTTTATATGTCTGTAACTAAAATTACCTACCGTACCACTAGAACCACCTGTCTCTAATCTTGTTACAAATATCTCGTACCCAACTATTGAATTTTTTTGTAAAGTAATATATTGATTAGCGACACCATTTGCTAACATATCTGTAGTCGTATTGTCTGTAGTATTACAGGACATGACTACTACTGAGAACTGAGGTACGTTATCTGTATTACGACCATCATTTGCACCTCCACCAACTACAAATTCACCATAACGTAAAGCACGACCAAAACCACCTAATACTGTAGCATCATTTACGGTACTATTTATTGTATTATTTGTTCCACTTATTAGACAATTTTCATTTTCTCCAAGTGTCTTGTTTTCTCTTCCAATTATATTGGTATTATGAGTATTGTTTCCAAAGGTATTTTTTTCACCTTGTTTCTTATTAGTTAAATTACTAAACTGAGAATCAATATTTGTATTCTTAAACGCTATACAACTACCTGTTCTTATATCGTATTTGTATCCGTATGCCTCACACGCTTGCTGATTTGGTACAATATCTACATTAGTTCCGTCTGTAAATAAGACACCCCCGTCCGCCTCTATTTTATCTGGTTTTATTTTAAAGCCTTTTTTGAAGTCCATTATGGTATTAATATAAGTTCAACATTACTTAGTTCATTTGGTTTGTAGTCTATCTTATTGACTCTGTATTCTCTATTTTTTATTCTTACTTTATTATAAAATTTAAATGACGCTATGTCTGATGGTGTCAAATAAATCTTAACTGAAACAACTCTTGTATCTGGATTATATAATTCGTCATAAT